AGATATTATGCTACAATATTGTTGTGAATTATATATGCCACTAATATTCACATACTATTTTCACAATTCGAGTTTCCCCTGCTCGAATTTTTTGTTGCAATTTATTATAATATGTGCTATTATAGTCATAAGGGTAGGTTGCGTGTTTGGAGAAATAGTTATGGGTTTGATAGGTGAAGATATGAGATTTTTTAACTTTAAAGATTTTTATGAGAGAAAGGACATCATAAAGACTAGTTTTAATATGCTCTCGCTTCGTGAAAAGCAGATTTATAAAATGTATGTTTACTCTAATAGATTAATATCAGAATCAACATTGAATAAAATATGGGAATATTTGAATGAACCTTTTGGTAGTGCTTATTATGTGTCAGGAGTAATGCTTGGTGCGTATTTATGATTGTGGGGTGATATTTGTTGAATATAAATGATGATATTAAAAAAAGAATTGATGAAACGAAATCATTGCTTGAAAAAATTCATAATAAGACCACTTTGGCATATTTAGAGGGTTTGTATAGTTTAAAATGTGATTATGAATCAATTGGTGATATTGATTCTGCGTGTATTTATGCTACGATTATAATTGATTTGTTATCACGTAATGTGATTGTTTATAAAGATACGAATGAAAATCGTGAAAAGATTAATAATATATGGGTTACAAGTTATGATACGAAAGCGAGAAATGGCGACTTTGAATCGTTTTGTATTGCTTTGGAGTGGAATAGACCTATACATAAGCAATTTTATTTACCTCGTGCTAAGTTATTTAGAAAGCATGGGTTTACACAAGGTATTCAAGACTTAATTGATGATAAATTAGACTTGTTGGTGTTGAACGCACCACCGAGAACTGCGAAAACAACTCTAGGATTATTCTTGCAAGTATTACTTGGTGGTATGTGTCCTGATGAGAGTATTTTAGGTGCTGGACATAGTGTGAGTTTAGTACAGACATTTTATGCTGAAATAATGAATATCATAAATGGTGATGAATATAGATACCATGAGATATTTCCTAATAATCAAATAGTAGATAAAAGTGCAGAATATTATTATATAGATTTAAATAAAAAACGTAGATTTCATACTTATAATTATATTTCGATAGAATCTGGTGGTACTGGTAAAGTACAGGCTGAAAGACTTTTGTATTGTGATGACTTGGTAAAAGATGTTGAACAAGCAAATAATCCAGATAGACTTGGAAAACTTTATTATAATTATACAGGTACAATTAAAGATCGTAAAATACAGAGGTTATGTAAAGACGGTGTTTATAGACCTTGTCCAGAGATACATATTTGTACACCATGGTCACTTCATGATGTTACAAGTAGAGTTGTACAAAATGCTAAAGATGGTGGCGATATGTCACGTGTTAGGATAGTGTCAATACCATGTTATGATGAAAATGGTGAAAGTAATTTTATGTATGACTATGGTAAAGGTTTTGATACAAAATATTACAAAGAAATGGAACTGGCAGAAGATCCTGTAATATTCAGTGCAAAATATTTGATGACACCTGTTGAACGTGATGGATTAGTATTTAATAAAGACAATATTAGTTTTTATAATGAATTACCTAGTGAAAAACCTGATAGAATTGTTGCTTATGCTGATGTATCACATGGTGGAGATGACTACTTTTCATTACCTATTGGCTATGTATATGGTAATGAGGTTTATATTGAAAAAGTGTTATTTCGACATAAATTTGGTGGAGATGATTACATTAGACCTAAGGTACGAGATATAGTCATTGACAATAATGTAACAAGATGTGGTGTTGAAAAGAATAATGGTGGAGATTATTTTTCAACATTAATGAGTAAAGATTTAAAAGAGAAGAATTATCATTGTAATATTACAACACATAATGCTCCTACGAATAAAAGAAAATTAGATAGAATACTTGCTTGTCAAAATGAAATAAAAGGAATTGCTATTGAAAATAATACTTATAAACTTTATTTTAAATCACTTGATTTAATAAAAGGTGATAAAGATTATCAAGAAGCAATGCAACAATTATTTACTTGGAATCAGAATATATCAATGCAGAACAAACAACATGATGATTTCCCAGATAGTTTGGCTGGACTTATTACAAATGTGTTGGGTGGGAAAAATGTTGGGATCGCTAAAGTAAATGTTGATGCAGCAAGACTTGGTATTTGACAAATATAAAGAAATATGATACAATAAGGTGAGATTAATGGATAAATTATATGTTCATTGCCCTAAATGTGGTAAGAAATTATTTAGAATAGATAAAGATAGTGTTTATAAAAACATTTACATCTGGTGTAAAAAATGTTGTAAAGAAATAACAGTTAATGAGCCTGTGAGCCGAGATTTGATTAAAAAATAATCATTCTTGGCTCTTTTTATTTAGAAAGTAGGTGGTAGTCTGAAAAAGAATAGATATACTTCGGATAATTTACATTATGGTAGACAAAGAATTATACTAGATTACCCTGAAATAGATGCTAGTAATTTATTTGAAGTAATGCAAAAAGCATTGGGAATACATAATCAAAATGCAAGAGATTGCGATTATTTAATACATTATTTACTAGGAGACCAAGATATTTTATCAAGAATTGGTAATCCTACTAGTAATATAAACAATCAAACAGTTGTTAACTATGCTTTTCCTATTACAAGGGAAATAGTTGGTTATACATTTGGAAACGAGGTTGAGTTCGTTCCAAGAGATTTACAATATCAAAGTGATGTTTCAAAATTATCTGACATATATGGATATGAATCTAGTTATTATGTTGATATATGTTCAGCGATATATGCATCTGCCTGTGGAGTTGGGTATCAAATAACATTGCCAAGTGAAGATATATCAAAAGATATGACACCAGATATACCTATTACTTATGCTTATTTGGATCCTAGAACTACATTTGTTGTACAAAGTACTGCAATAGGTAATCCTGTGATATTATCATGTCATTATGTTATTAATAAAGTAACTGGTAAAAAAGATTATACATGTTATACAAATGATTATAAATTTGAATTTACTAATATGGATAAAGATACATTAAAAGTTAGTAGAAATCCTGTTGGTATAAATCCAATTACAATGGTTGAAAATTCGGTATTTTTAACAGGAGATTGGGAACAAGCGATAAGTGTAATGAACGCAAGTAATCAAGTTGCAAGTGACTCATTAAATGATATAGAAGCAACGATAAAAAGTTTATTAGTTATTGTTGGTGCAGAATTTGAAGATGATGATGCAATAAATAATGTTAAAACAAAAAGAGTATTAACATTAACAAAAGGTAATGGAGACACATCAAGTTTAGATGCTAAATTCATTTCACCTCAACTTGAAAGTACAAGTGTTGACAATATAAGACAATACTTAGAAGATGCTAGAAATGTTATTACTGGTATTCCAGATAGAAGTGCTAATTCAAGTGGTGGAGATACTGGTACTGCTGTTTTAAATAGAGACGGATGGACTGACATAGAAATAGTCGCAAGACTTAAAGAGTTATTCTTCAAACGTGCTAAAAAGCAACAAGTTGCAGTTGGTTTGAAAATATTAAAAATGTTAGGTTTGATAAGAAAAGATTTATCAATTGTTGATATTGATTTATCAATAGGTAGACATACAACTGATAATCTTCAAACAAAAACACAAGCATTTTCAACATTGGTTGCTACTGGTGAATTAGCAACAATAGATTGTTTAGAGTTGTCTAATTTAACAAACAAAACACGTGAAATGATTGAACGTGGTGAAGATGCTAAGAAACAAAGACAAGAAGATGCTATAGCACTTGCTAAAGCATCTGCAGATGCATCTGGAGAGGGTAAAAGTTCTTCAAATGGTGCAAATAAAACAGCTGAAATAGAAAAAGCTGCAGCTGGAAACGATTAATGATTTTAGTTGCCTTAAGGTTCTTCGGAAGCCTTATGAAAGAGAATATGTCTTCGGACATATTCCGAAAGCAGTTAATATATATTGTCCTACCTACAGGACGTTTAAATAATGTAGGATTCTATTCGACAGAGAAGTCGTTTAATCACTAGAAGGAGGAATTTGTAATGGATGAATTACAAGAATTAATGGGTGATTCCTATAAGGAGGGAATGACACTTGAAGATGTTTCAGCATTTTTAAAGGGTAAAAAGTTTGCTGATTTATCAACAGGTAATTATGTTGATAAAGGTAAATATGAAAATACAGTAAACGATTTGAACAAACAATTGAAAGACAAAACTGATTTACTTAATACTAAATTAAGTGATGAAGAAAAAAATGCTAATGCTAGTGCTGAACAAGCTGCAGAAATCGAAAGATTAAAACAACTTTTAGCAGATAATACCGTTACAGGGAATAAAAATACTGTAAATAGTGTTATGACTAGTGCTAGAGAAATTTTAGGTATTGAAAGTGGCGATAATGAATTTACAAATTTTGTAAATAATATCACAACAGAAGATACTGACAAAAGTACTCAAATAGCAAATTATGTGTCTAAAGTTATTAAAGATTCTTATGAAAAAGGTAAACAAGACGCATTAAAAGATGCTATGGGAGACTTTGGTAAAGGAAAAGGGAAAGGTCAATCTGATACAGATGATGAAATTGGAAAAATGGGTAAAAGATTGGCATCTCAAAATAAGAAAAGTGATAAAAAAACTTATGACTATTTTGCATAAGAAAAGAGGAGGAAATTAAATGATTAACAAAACTACTTATGGTAATGTAAAAAACATTTTAATTGGACAAGATAGTTTTCATATAGCATTACCAATTAAATTAAGTGGAACTGCCAATCAAGTTATTAAAGCTGGTGAAGTTTTATCAGGAGATTTAGAGAAAAGACTTTCAACTGAATTTACTGTTACAACTGATATGGCAACTGGTCTATTATTACATGAAGTAGTATTAGACGCAAATGGAAAAGGAAATGGTACAATTGTTGTTGCAGGATGTATTGATAAATCAAAACTAGATTCAGATGTTTTAGAAAACATTACAATTGCAAAAACAGACCTAACAAATATTATAATTACGGAAGGAAGTGCTATCTAATATGCCAACAATCTATGATTTAGTAACATCTCAAGATGTTGTATCTTATTGGACTGAGAAAAATGCAAATATGCAACCATTATTAGGTGAAACATTATTCCCAATAAGAAAAAGACTTGGTTCTAAACTTGAATGGGTAAAAGGTGCTAAAAATCAACCAGTAGCATTAAGATTATCTAGTTACGATGCTAAAGCTATCCGTAGAGATAGAAAAGGTATTGAAAAATATGATACTGAAATGCCATTCTTCAAAGAATCAAAATATGTTGATGAAAAAATGCGTCAAGATTTAAATAATATGATAGCTTCGAATAATCAAGGTGTTATCGACCAAATCTTAACTAACATTTATGATGATGAAGCAGAATTAATCGATGCTTCTGGTATTTCACTAGAAAGAATGAGAATGGAAGCATTAACAACTGGTACAATTACTTTGTCAAGTAACGGACAATCATATGCTTATGATTACGGTGTACCAACAGAACAAAAGAAAACTGTTGCAAAATCTTGGAGCGATCCAGAAGCAGACATTATCAGAGAAATCGTTGATTATGTTGAATACATGAAAACACAAGGTGTAATTATTACACGTGCTGTATGTAACTCAAGTGTTGCAAAATACTTTAGAAATAACACAGCTATTAAAAATGCAGTTTATGTATTTGCTAATGGTACAGTTCCTGTAACTAGTGCTAGAGCATTAGATTATATCTATAATGAAACTGGTGTTAGAATCTATGTATATGACAACGTATATGTTGATGAAGAAGGAAAAGCAATTAAATATGTACCAGATGATACATTTGTTATGTTCCCAGACGGAGATTTAGGTTTAACTAACTTA